TCTTAGATCCGCTCGTTGCCGAGTTTGTGGACGAGGGCTGAGCGAAGGACGCGCAGTTGGTGCCCGCCGAGAAGAAGGAGGCTGCGTCGGACGGCCCAATCATGTTGGGGTATGCATGTACATTGCACACGGATCCAGAGAACCCGCTCGCGTCACCTACAACAATGTCACCAGCCGCCGGACGAGGAACACCAGGAAGGACGCAGGACTTGACGAGCTTGCCGTTAATGTAGACATCCAGGTTGCGCTGGTAGACAGCGACGGATACCGCAAACCATGTCTGAAGGGGAACATTCTCTACTGTGCACGTGTAGCTGTCGCCTGTGGACGAGGTATGGCTCGGGTCGCCAGGGTAGATAGAGATTGTTACGTCCAGGCTATTGTCCGTCGGGTGAAGGGAAATGTCCGGGTTGCGGAACGTCGGAGTTGTCGTGTCCTGGCGATAGAGAATGCTCTTCTTCTTGCCAAACTGATAATCCCAGTCCTTGATGTACATCCAAAACTGAATGCTATTGTCTGCCCCCTGCGTAATGGGTGCATTTGCTGCAGCAATCACCTTCTTTTGTGTCCCATCCAAGGGTAGAGGTGCTTGATCCGGAACTGTGGGGGATCCAAGGACAGAGGTTCCTGGCTTTCCGGATGCAGCCGCAACGGCATTGTAGATAAATAGCGCAGCAAGAAGAAGAACGACCAGGCCCACAATGGCTACAACGACCTTCATGATCACGCTGAACGCGTTGAAGCCCGTCGGAGCAGCGCCCGGAAGGGGTTGTGAGGCAGAGGATCCCATTTATGTATCACTTACAAAGGAAGTTGTGGTAAGACACAATGGAAAAACGAATAGATCAACCTCCAAGATCACAACAAGTAATGTATTGTAACAATTGCGGGACACGAGGTCATCTCTTTCGGGCGTGCCGAGATCCGGTTTTATCATGTGGGCTTATTCTTGCGAACAAATCTGCTCTGCCAATTGATCCGACTACGTCTACTCTGCTGATGATCCGGCGCAAAGACAGTATGAGCTTTGCGGAGTTTATGCGGGGAAAGTACGATCCCGCGGACTTGGACTATGTTGGGCGATTGATTGGGAATATGACAATCTCAGAGCAGCGTCTCCTTACCGAGACGCCTATTGAGGACATTTGGAAGAGCTTGTGGGGCGATGACCATTCAAACGGCGACCTGGCAGTGTCCAAGGCCAGATTTGCTCAGCTGGATTGGCCTACTCTCGTGGCGAACCATCCATCCGCCTACGAGGAACCTGAGTGGGGATTTCCCAAGGGACGCAGAATTCGGGGAGAGAGTGATGTAGAGTGTGCGATCCGTGAGTTTGGTGAGGAGACGAACATTCCGCGCGATGCGTATGTTGTGCTGAAGAACATTCGACTTGAAGAGACCTTTGAAGGATTGAATGGAATTACGTATCGGCACATTTACTTTGTGGCTCTGATCCAGCATCCGGAGATGGTTGATTTGGCTCAGCGCTTTACTCCAATGCAGCGCCGAGAGATCTCGGGTATTGCATGGAAGACGTTTGATGAATGTTCTGCTCTGGTTCGCCCTCACCATGTTCAGCGAGGTGCAATGCTTGACGAGTTACGGAGTGTTGTCACGACCTTTGAAACCTAGGATGTGAAACGGAACCCCGCGAAATAGACCGTAATTACATACGCTACTACGCTAATCACAAATACCCACCACCACAACGGGAACACAGTGGCTTCCCGGTCGGTTGCCCCAAACGGGCGAATCCGTCCTTCACGCCCAAAGGCGACGGACGGCTTCAGGTAGAGGAACCCTGCCATCAGAAACAGGTATATTGTCACCATCCACATACGATGGTTTCGTCGGGTCAGATCCATTGTATGAAGTAGTGTAAAAAGTTCCACACCAAACACAATGGGCGAATACGTGTTACCAAACAGGAAGGCGTTCTCAGACGCCATCACACGCCAGTTCATTAAGTCGGACTACCGAGCCAAGGACGTAGATCCGTTGGATGAGGAGGATAAGAACATTGATCTGTGTGCCAAACGAACGGGCACAGGTCGCGAACTTTTTCCTTATCAAAAGATCATTCGCGACTACCTAAAAATAGAAACTCCGTATCGCGGATTGCTGGTGTATCACGGACTGGGATCTGGCAAGACATGTTCGTCCATTGCGGTGGCTGAATCGTTGCTGTCGACCAGCAAGGTCTATGTCATGGTCCCGGCGTCGCTGGAAGCCAACTTTCGGGAGGAGCTGCAGAAATGCGGCGATCCGGTGTATGCGGTGGAGAACCACTGGACGGTGCGCCAAATGTCAGATGACGTGCGCAAGATCGGCAAGCAGCTCGGCATCTCAGAGGCATTCATGGACAAGCACAATCGCATTTTTGTCACCACACCGAGTCAGCAGCCGAATTTTGAGAGCTTGTCTACCGACGATAAGGCAGCAATCCGGGCGCAGATTGCCGATGTGCTGAAGCAGCGCTTCAACTTTGTTCGCTACAATGGACTGACACGGACCAGCATTGGAGACTACACCAAGGAGGGAATGTATGACGATTCCGTGGTGATCATAGACGAGGCGCACAATTTGATCTCTCGCGTCATTAACGAATCTGAAATCACCGGCAAGCTCTACGATGCCATCTACCATGCTACTCGTTGCAAGGTGGTTCTGCTGTCGGGAACGCCAATCATTAACTCGCCCAATGAAATTGCCTACATGATGAACCTGCTGCGAGGTCCTATTGAGCGCATCACAATTCCCTTTCAGACCATTCCGACCTGGGACGAGGAGAAGATCACAAAGGCCTTTCGCAGTCTCCCCGAGGTTGATACGATTGAGTTCAATGCGCTGAAGAAGCAAGTGCTGGTCACCCGCAATCCTCCCCAGTTTCGCTCCACGTACAATGGGGATGGCGACCGTATTGCCGTGCAGTACATGAAGGACATGCCATTCATTCCTCAGGCGGCTGACTGGGTTGCGTCGATAAAGACCAAGATTGCCACAGAAGTAGGTGGAGGTGAGATTGCCTCTGAGCGTGTGACGACAGAGGAGTTCCAGTGCTTGCCCACGGACTATGAAGAGTTTGCAAAGCTGTTCATTGATGGACTGAACGTGAAGAACCCCATGTTGTTCCGTCGTCGTATTCAGGGATTGGTCTCGTATTTCAAGGGTGCCGATGAGCGCCTGCTGCCGAAGCGCATTGAACTTGAGGATACCTTAGAAAAGGTGCCGATGTCCAAGGAGCAATTCACTCGCTACCTGGAAGTCCGCTGGATTGAAATGAAGATTGATTCTCGGCGTGGTCGGAGCAAGCTGAATGAGAACCTCAGCACCTTCCGAGTACCCACTCGCCTTGTTTGTGATTATGCGTTGCCGCCTGACCTGAAGAAGCCCGAGGCAGAAGAGGGAGCGACAGAGGACAATCCCACAAATCTCTCCAGTGACGAAATTCGCAAGAAGCTGTTGGCCGAGCCTGCTCGCTATCTCTCCGAGAAGGGGCTGGAAACATTCAGCCCGAAGATGCTGAGAATTCTGCAAAACATCAAGAAGTCCAAGGGCAAAAATCAATTTGTCTATTCCCAGTATCGCTCGCTGGAGGGACTGGGTGTGCTGTCGGCTGTGCTGGAGCACGCGGGATGGCAGAGATACAAACTGTCTCACACTGCAAATCAGTGGGTAGAGGATCCAGAGATGGACGATCGCCCGGCCTATACCTTTTACACCGGCGAGGAGAAGGAGGAGGAGCGTGACCTGACCCGTCAGATTTTCAATGGAGTGTATTCCAAGAACTTTCCGTCGTCTCTCAAGGAGAGCGTGGAGAAGCGTGGCAAGAAGATCCTGAACGTGCTCATGGCTTCAGCATCGGGCGCAGAAGGAATTACCCTTAACAATGTCCGCCACGTCCACATCATGGAACCGCACTGGACGCCGGCTCGTCACGATCAGGTCATTGGCCGCGCCATTCGCATCTGCTCCCACGCCACGCTTCCCATGGAGGAGCGGACAGTCAAGGTCAGCTTTTACATTTCCGTCTTTACGGAGGACCAGATGAAATCCGCGGAGTACCCGAACATTGTGGCTATTCGTCGTAACGATATGGTCACAAAGCGCTATGAGGGTGATCCTGTGGAGACATTCATGTCCACCGATGAGTACCTGTATGAGACGGCATTTGAAAAGGAGCGTATCGGTCAGCGCATGTCTCTGCTGCTGAAAGAATCGGCAGTGGACTGCGAGATCCACCGAAAGCTCCACTCTCGCGAACGCCCTCAGGTCTCGTGCATGCGATTTGACACAACCACAACCGGAGAAGATCTGGCGTTCAGGCCCAATATCAAGAATGAAGACTTGGATGCCACGGTTCTGCGCAACACATCCAAGAAGCACCGTCGTTTGCAGAAGGTGCTGATCAAGGGCATTTCGCTCATCATTGATCCAAATACAAAAGAAGTGTTTGATGGGCCTGCGTGGGACGATCACCAGCGTCTTCTGCGAATGGGAGTTATGACGTCCCCCACGTCTATACGGTTTCTGCTCTAATCGGCGTCAATCGGCTCCACTAGAAACTGCGGCTCTGGAACAACATTCTCTAACTTTGTATTGCAAGTGCGACAGCACGCGACATACAAGGTAGTATCCGCCGTATGTTCGGCCATATCAATTCGAGCCAAGTCAGCAACGCTCATCCCAGGGTTGTTTTTCATGATGGTCTTGATCCTAATTGAATGTGGAATTCCGACATGTGCCAATGTGATGGACTTAAACGTGCCGTTGCACATGCAACATCTATAGCTCCCATCACTAAGCCTGCACTTCTTCTTCACCTCCTTGACATATGAACTTCGCATGAGCCTCTTCTGGTTCACTTCGCGAATGGCATTGTAGGTAATGTATTCATCCGTCTGGTCCTTGATGTTTAGCTGAGACCCCTTCAAGGCGTGCATAGAAAGAATGTGTTGAAGCGACATTTTGAACAATGTCTTTTGTTTGGGGGACGAGCAGATCCATTTTACGCCTCGGCCTTGACATCCTCCAGCCAGGCCGCACAGACCTCGTCCCACGTCTTGAACTTGTAGGCCGCCGCCGACTTCTTCATCTGGGGAAGAATGGCAATCATGTCCTCCATTCGATCGGCAAGATCCTTGTAGCTGAAGCTCGGAGCCCACAATCCAAGCGGCATGGTGCCCGAATAATAGACGCGATCGCCGGGCTTGACAAACCCACACACCGTCTCATCCATGAACGCGCGGTAGGTTCCAATGTCCGTGACAATCTGCGGTGCACCTGTGTAGAGGTGCTCAATCTGACAGAGCCCGAACCCCTCTCCATCGGAGGTATTCACGCCAATGTCCGCAGCATTGTAAATCTCGTTAATGGCCGAGTCGGGTACGGCCTTTGCTGACGTATCCACCAGCATCAGTCGCTTGGCGAAATCCTCGGGCTTGAGATTACGACGCTCAAGCTCCACCGTGAAGATCCGGCTAATGTCGTAATAGGCTCCCTGCTGAGCGTTGAGACCCGTGA